TTTACTACGCCTTTTTGCAAAGTCATACCCACCATCGTGTGCTTGCCATTTATAGCTTACAATTCTCTCTGGATCAAGGGTACGTTTGCGCTCAATCGGTATTGCTTGATCAATGTAGTCTTGGTCACCGTGCCAGCGTTTTGCACCTTTACTTACTAGTTTATGATCAAAATCATTGTACACATGCGAAAACAGGTTTGTGTCAAACCACATAACACTGCTGTTGATTGTTATGCCTTTGTTTCTAAAAAGATATTTGAAGTCTTTTATCGACCAAAAGTAGTTGCTAGGGCAATTCCAAATCCAATCAATGTTGTTTACAATCACCGTATCAAGGTCAAAATACAGTAAAGGACCGCTGTAATTTTCTGGATTGAATATTTGAATCTTATACCACCAACTGCTTTTTGGGCCACGTATGTTTTTCCATTCTTCAAGTACATGTTTTACATAGTGTCCAGGAATTGATCGATTACCTTCAGTAAAAACATGCATCTTTACTTCAGTAGAAACATTACGACAAATACTGTTATACAGTTTGTCAACATAGTCTAAGCTGTAGAGAGTGTCGTGTATTAAACAGGCGCAGTTGAGTATTGCAGTATCTCCAAGCTGTCGCTTAATCTTTTTAGCCATAATCCTTTTGCTATCTCATCAACTGTGTATTCAGTATGGCAAATTTGTATAAACCATTCGTCTCTGTCGACTTCAGGAGGTGAGTTGATGTCTTTCACGTTAATACTCACAGGATATGCCAAACTGGATGGGTCTACTAACACAGGACAACCCGCAATAGCACCCTGTATGCCAGGTCCACTGTTGTAGTTAACCATAGCATGTACATTGAAATCTATGTTAAATGAATCATATGTTCCTGGAATCTTCTTTGGGCGATCCATTTCAACATCATCGTAATCCACTTTCCAACGTGGATGATGCCTCACCATGCAGAGATGCTCATTAGTGTATTTGTATATTTCACGTATGGTGTTGTCCACCCAAGCATCCATATCGATGCTAGCAACCTGTTGGCTTTTGCCATGCTGTGTTGCTATTACTATTTTGTCTCCGCGGTTTTGTTTGAATGGTTGTAGAGCTAATCCAAGTTTACGTGGACGGTCCATGTCAAGATTGTGTTTATGTCCATAGTGTCCTTCAGCATTGATATTGTTAATAGCAATTTTCCACGTAACTTCTCTGCGCAAAGCACCTACATCTATTACTATAACAGGCTTGCCTTGTGCCCGATAATGTTCGTATACGTCTTTGTTGTCTGCCATACGTCCGTGCCACAGCACACTCCAAATTACAACAGCATCACAGTTAAGACTATTTTGAACAGTCTTTATGCCAGCATCTCTGCAACTTCTTAAAAATGCTTCCATCACTGGCACGCTATTTTTAGCGCATTGCAAAGGATAATATGCTATGTTATTGATCACTAAATACCTGCATGAAATATACTGTAATTACCACTTTTCATCAAGAAGGCCTAGAATTATACGGTCAAAAGATGATTAATACATTTGAACAACATTGGCCCGACACAGTAGATTTAATTGTGTATGCAGAAAACTGTCAGCCATATACTACCAAAAGCAATGTGCAAGTAATTGACTTACTGGCGGCAAATAAAAGCCTTCGAAAATTTCTCAAAAGGCACATAAACAATCCTGAAGCAAATGGCGGTAGAGGTCCACACAATCAAGCCATATGGAGCGAAAAGAAAAGTTTCAAATGGCAGGCGGTGAGATTCTGCTATAAAGTATTTGCAACACAACATGCCGCTGAACACATTAACACGGATTGGCTTATTTGGCTAGATGCAGATAGTCATACCCATAGTAGGGTAACCAATGAATTTTTACAAAAAGTTTGTCCACAAGAACATTTAATAAGTTATCTAGGTAGGACGGATAGATATCACAGTGAATGTGGTTGGGTTGCATACAACATGCAAAACCCATTGGCAATTCAGTATATACAGCATTTTGCAAACATGTATGAAACTGATGCAATATTCAACTACAAAGAGTGGCACGACAGTTTTATTTGGGATGAAGTGCGTAAACACTTTCGGGATCACAAGGGTGCAACCTTTTACAATCTCAATCCAGAACCTGATACAAAAGGGTTAGCAGGACACCCTTTTATCAACAGTGAACTGGGCAGTGTCATGGATCACAAAAAGGGTGATAGAAAACACAAAGGACACAGCAAAGCCAAAGAGGTGCGTTTGCATACCCAGCATCCTTATTGGCGTGGTGTACTAGGAGGCTAAATGTATACAAAACACGGATGGTGGTTTCCAGATGAAGACACACACTTTTGCGAAATGCTTGACAAGAACATACAAAAAGGCAATCGTCCTGTGTATCAAGAACCTGTACGCAAACGCAGTTTACGTTATGTAAAAAGCCGCAGATTAGCATTGGACATTGGTGCTAACATTGGACTGTGGAGTCGAGATCTCTGTGCAGAATTCGAAAGCGTGATGGCATTTGAACCTGTTGAACAGTTCCGTGCATGCCTCGAAAACAATGTGCCTGCTGGCAATTTGCTTACCATGCCTTGTGCCTTGGGCGAGCAAGAAACTACAATACAAATGATTGTTACAGAAGGCAACACTGGACACAGTCATGTGGATCAAAGCACGATAGGCAACGGGAGTGTAGAAATGCATACGTTGGACTATTTCATGCTCGACGCTGTAGACTATATTAAAATTGACTGTGAAGGTTACGAGTTACCCATTGTACGTGGAGCAGAAGACACAATCAAACGTTGCAAACCTATTATGGTTGTTGAACAGAAACTGCATGTTGACACTGGTAAAACTGAAGCCACACAGTTTGATGCGGCCGAACTAATAAAAAGTTGGGGAGCAAAAGAACTAACTCGTGTGCGTCACGATGTCATTTTAGGTTGGTAGATAAGGCTCAAAATGACGATATATGTCACCGCTTGCGGCATGATCAATAGTCCAATGACAAGCGGCTAGCTCATTTAACCACTTTTCTCTATCAGGAGTTACTGGATTATTGATATTACGGGTTGTGTGATTTGCTACGTCCCAGGTTACTGCTCCTGGTTCACTTAAAAATACTGGCACACCTTCAAGCACACTTGCTACACTACTAGAACTGTTGTAAAAAATACCAGCATATGCTCCTTTCAAGTTTGTAATCAAATTAGATTTTAACGGATCTATCACCTGAATGTTATCTGCAACATTTACCTTAGTTTGCCAACGTATTTGATTTGAAGGGTGCGGGCGTATCAATATTGGGCGTTGTGTTTCGCTTCTTATAATTTTTAATGTTTTAGATAACCAAAGTTCCTGATCAAATCCTTTTGCGTTCCATCCACTGTCTCGTTGCAGACATATAAGAATATGATTGCCATTGGTTGTCCATGGGAGACATTGCAGACCAAGAGATTGTTGAATGTGTTTCCACTTTTTATCGTCTGCTCCTTTGTTTGCATATTCGCCTTCGTTATAGAAAACGCTGTCAAGGCTGTAACGCAACCACATGTCACCGTGTTGGCTGAACTTATAGCAACTGCCGTCTATGCTCATGGTGCGTCCACCAATTTTCTTTTGGTGTTCGATCACATCTCGTCGAAAATAAATGTGCGGGCCACTGAAGTTCATGCCAACCCACCCTAGTATTACAGCCATACGAGCATTTACCATATGCCGTTGTAGATCACCAACATAAACTTTTGCGCCAGCTTTTGTGCAACCATCGGCAAAACTACGCATGATGTTTACCTTTAAATTATGATTTTTAATCTTGGGTAAACTTCCAAGATAGACTGCTACATCATAATCAAACGACATGTTATTACCTAAGCATGGCCCATGCTGTGCCGTCTTTCATTTCTTTGGTGGTAAACTGTTGATAAGCAAGATTACAAAGCAAGTTGCGTACTTCTGCAAGGCTAGGCATAAAAGGTGACTCTATCATTGATAGATCAGTGTTTGCCAATGGTTGTGCCGCATTTGGTCCCATTGTAAATACCGGCTTGCCGTTTATCAAACTTTCCACTGCGGCAATACTGTTAAAGGTAACCATACAATGCACGTCTCGGCTTAGAGCCATTTCCATTGTGTCAACATTTACCCTTTCACTGCGAGCTAACTTTTTACGAATAACAATTGGTCGATCTGTGTAGGACTTAATGGTTTCAATGGTTTCACTTAACCATTGTTCAAGATCAAGATTCCAAAAGTTCATGGCTTTTTGACTAGGCGGACAAATCAAAATGTTTCTACCAGGCCGCCATTTCTTTTGCTGTACATCGCATCGACTGAGTCGGTCATCAGGACAACCAGGATCCAGATTTCCCAAGTATTGCATGCTGTTCTTTGTAATCCTATGGTAACTTTTGTGTTTATGATTACCAAAATACCCTGTGTCAATGTAGTAGAACGGACGACCTTCTTCTTCACATCTGTGTATTATTTTACGTTTGGCAATTCCACGTATTACCACAGGAATGCTTCTATCAAAATCAGGTGTGTTTTTACTCATGGTAACCACACCGTCTGCACCCGTAAGAAATGCATCAATTATTACATCCACTTTTTTAATCTCCGGTGTTGTGTCTGGGTCTCCGTCTAAGACTCCTACGCAAGGTATATTTCGAGGTTGCTCAAGACTTTGATGTAGAAGTCTTAGTCCAGCTGAGTAATCATCTTTGTACCACAAAGCATTAGGATCTCGACGAGTGTACAAAAACGCCTTAAAGGCCTGTATTAGATGGGGTGGAAGATTCAGCTCATCTACATCTAACCCTGCACTGCTCTGGGGTTGATTTAGCTCTTCAAATGCTTGTCGCCATTCGTTTGCATACTCGCAATTTTTGTAATTGTCAAACC